ACTCACCTTTTTTGAATACCTTAAATATCATGAGCCTGACTACCAAATCCCTGAAAACTCCCTTGAGATATCCAGGGGGCAAAAGCAGAGCAACCAGTAAACTTGCTCAGTTCATTCCTGACCTGTCTAAGTATACTGAGTTTCGTGAACCATTCTTGGGTGGTGGTTCTGTAGCATTGTATGTGTCTAAGATGTATCCTCATCTTGACGTTTGGGTCAATGACCTGTATGAACCACTTGCTACATTTTGGAAATGTTTACAAGACAACGGCGATGAAATTACGCAGCGACTTGAGTACCTTAAACAAAGGCACCCTAACCCCATGTCCGCCCGAGTTCTCTTTGACGAAGCTAAAGAGTATCTCAACCTTCCTGTTGAGAAGAGAGATCCACTACAGACTGCTATCAATTTTTATATTGTCAATAAGTGTTCTTTCAGTGGTCTCTCTTCCAATTCTTCTTTTTCCAAACAAGCAAGCGACAGTAACTTCTCAATGCGAGGGATCAAACGTTTGCCAGAATACTCAGAACTAATTGAAAATTGGAAAATTACTAACAAATCTTATGAAGAGCTCTTTACCGACAATCGAGACGTATTCACCTACCTCGATCCCCCATATGATATTAGAGATAACCTCTATGGACGGAAAGGCGATATGCACAAGTCCTTCTGTCATGATACCTTTGCTCGTGACTGTGACCGCTTTGTCGGTCCTCAACTTATATCTTACAATTCGTCTCAACTGGTCAAAGATCGTTTCAAAGAATGGCAACTAGCAGAGTTCTCACTCACTTATACAATGCGTTCCGTGGGTAGTTATAATACTGACCAAGCAAAGCGCAAAGAACTTGTGATTTTTAACTATGAAATGTGAAGTCAAACTATACAAAGCAGGCACTGTCTTCGTTGAAGAAGTGATTGCTCGTGATTACCAGGATGCTCGTAAGGTTGCACTTGCCCGCAATCCTGGTGCTACTGTTGTTGGCGTCAATGCGAAACTCTAGGATATGGAGATTATGGTGCAAGGCACTAGGTGAAAAGTATGGACGAAACGACAGAGAAGCTGATACTATTGCTTGCATACGCACCCTTATTTTTATTTCTTACTTGGTTACCAACCTTTTTATTATTAGTGGAGTGATTAGACACTGGAATGACGTACCAACTAAAAGACTACCTGTACTCGATCAACCAATCGAAAAAGAACATACTTGATGGCGATCCTGATGCTGAGCGAGGTTATCCTCCTTACATTATTAACAGGTGCCTCAGTTCTTTTACGGATACTATCTTGTATGCCAATGAGATGAACAAGTATCCAAATCTTCCAAAGAAGATGCAATATGACTTTTTTATAAATAGTGTGAAACCAAGGAAACGTTTCTCTCCTTGGGCAAGAAAAGATTCTATTGATTATCTTGAGTTAGTCAAAGAGTATTATGGTTATAATGACGATAAAGCTCTACAGGCGCTCAGAATTCTCACCAAGGATCAACTAGATCATATTAAAAAAGCATTGAGCAAAGGTGGTAAACATGAGCGGTGAAATTGAAGTCCAGTGGAAACAGTCGGACATGGTAGAAGTGGTTCTATCTGAACCAGATGACTTTCTTAAAGTGAGAGAAACGTTGACTAGAATTGGCGTAGCATCTCGCAAAGAAAGAAAGATCTACCAATCTTGTCACATCTTGCATAAGCAAGGTAAGTATTACATTGTACATTTTAAAGAGTTGTTCGCCCTGGATGGTAAGAACACCAACTTCTCTTTGAATGATGTACAACGTCGTAACAGAATTATTCAACTACTAGTAGATTGGGGTTTGGTGGAAATCTGTCCTGCAGGACAAGAGAAGATTGCTGATCTAGCACCACTAAATCAAATTAAAGTTCTCTCTTATAAAGAGAAAGGTGAGTGGACGCTTGAGAGCAAATACAACATTGGTCGCAAAAAACAAACTACATGAATGACATTGAAAACGTGCTAGACACTGCTTACTGTAAATGTAAGTACAGCACTATAGATAAAGGTCATGAAAAACTACATCGTTGGAAGAACTGGGAAGCAAACACACCGTTTGCCCCAGTTTTTGATGTGCCAATATGGTTAGATGACATCAGAGAAGATGTTGTATCTGATCTTGTCAATGCAATTGAAGAGAACAATCTTGGAATGTATCGACAACTATGGGAAGACTACAATATCTTTAAGTGGGAATACCCTGCTCTAACTTCTCTTAGAGCTACTATTGCTAGGATCTATAAAGATTATATGGAAGCACTGCATCTAGATGCAGAGAGTTTGGATAGTTTATGGATCCGTGGATGGGCAGTTGTATTAGAACCAGGAGAAGAAGTTACTCAACATTGTCATGCATATCATGAGAACACATATCTCAGTGGTAATATTTCTCTCAGTGATACTGGAACAGTAACTAATTATCTGATACCACATTTGTCTCCATACTATGGTCCATGGATGGCACAGAATAAACCAGGAAGACTTACGATGTTTCCATCATGGGTAGAACATTATGTTGAACCTGTTACCACAAAAAGATATAGTATTGGATTTGATTTGTTTGATTTTAATACCATCAAATACATTTCTGATAACAGAGAACCGAACAACAAATCACAAGAAACTATATTACAGTCCATACCATTAGCGTAAACCGTAAGTTTTAATACGGTTCTCCACTATTAAAGGTTTAGCGTAATTCTTTAAATAATACTGTGATGCCTCACGGGTCACATGTACACGTCGCTTATTAAAGGACAATGGTAACATTTAATTGGGAAACATATACACCACATACTCTAGGGTTCGATGAAACATTCAGTAGACTTGAAGCTCTTGCGGGAGCAAGAGACAATTATCCTCCATACAATGTCGTTAATGGATCTGATGGTCGAACCATATTGGAAGTCGCTCTTGCAGGATTTTCAAGAGGAGATATTGAAGTGGAGACAGAACGGAATGTTCTAACAGTCTCTGCTAAAAAATCTCCACCTGATAAAGAACGAAACTACCAACACAAAGGAATTTCATATAGAACATTCTCGCGCAACTGGCAACTGGGAGATGATGTAGAAGTTGATGATGTATCATTTGAAGATGGTCTACTAACAATCGCATTGAGAAAAGAACTACCAGAGAAACAGAAGCGAAAGAAGCACTTCTAAATAAAAATGAAGGGCGCTTGACGGTGCCCTTTTTTGATGTTAAACTAATAGCAAACGGTCTCTAATTATGGCAGTATCAGTAGTCACACTTAAAACAGGTGACCGCGTGATCACAGAATTAAAAGAGATCTTTGATGGAGAAGGCGAGGACAAACGCGGTGTTTGCCTTCTCATGGAAGATCCATATATTTTAAATCTTGATGGCGGTACACCTCAATACTTGACAGAAGAACATGGTATGGAGTACCGTGTAAAGTTCAGTAAGTGGAATCCTTATTCCTCTGACTGGCAATTCAAAGTACCATATGATTGTGTTATGACAATCAGCAATGCAGAACCAGGATTAGAAGAAGCCTGGAAACAAAAACTACAACCACATGAGGAACAAAATGGCGGAACAGACTGAGTTGAAGACTAATCATAATGTTAGAGTTGTCAATCTCACAACAGGTCAAAATGTCCTGTGTATCTTTGGTGAGATCCGCAGTGAAGATGAAGAGAAACGTGTAGTTGGATATCGTCTAGTTTATCCATTCACTCTTTCTCTAGATACTCCCAATGAAGATGGGACTATCCCTATCCAATATGCTAGGTTCTGTCCATATTCTCCAGTGGAAGAACATCGTATGGGTGGAGAACATATCATGAGTGTCGTGTATCCTGAGAATGGCATCCTCGATAATTATGTCACCAAACTGAAGGAGTATGGTGTGGAGGAAGATCAACTATTCTTTGAGGTAGAAAATGGAAGTGAAGGCGAACCTGCTGAAGCTAGCGAATGAATGGATCATCGCTCAGGTAGAACCAGCAGAGGGTGACACTTTACCAGGTGACCCTGATGTGTGGATGATCGAACCTTATCTGGTAGACTATGAAGGTCAACTAGTTCCATGGGCAGAACATTCTTCTGAGCGTGAGTTTAATGTCAGGTCTTCTGACATTACTGTTGTGACCAACCCGAGCAAGACAATCCTTGCTCGTTATATTGAATGTCTTGAATGAAGTTTTACACTAGTGTTGAGCAAGCAGGCAACCGTCTGCTTGTACGTGGTTATGAAAATGGCAATCGTTACAGCGTCAGGGTTCCTTTCAACCCTACGCTGTTTTTGCCTACAAAGAACTATTCAGAATGGCGTACACTAGAGGGAGACTGTGTTGAACCACATAAGTTTGGTTCTATTTCAGAAGCACGGGACTTCGTAAAACAATACAAAGAAGTAGATGACTTTGAGATCTATGGTAACTCGCGGTTCTTGTATCAGTACATTGCTGAACAACATCCAGAAGAAGAACTCAAGTTTGATGCCAGTAAGATCCGTGTCTTTACTATTGACATCGAGACTGCTGCTGAGAACGGGTTCCCTGACATCGAGAGTGCTGATCAGGAGATCCTTGCTATCAGTATCAAAGATAGTTTCTCTGGTCGCATCACTGTGTTTGGAGCACGTCCATTCAATAACACAGATCCCATGGTGGACTACATGCATTTCCGATCAGAAGAAAGCATGTTGGGTGCATTCCTCGACTACTGGCAGGAAAATTATCCTGACGTAATCACGGGGTGGAACGTACAGTTGTTCGATATGCCTTACATTCGTAACCGTATCGATCGTGTTCTTGGTGAGAAGCATGTTAAATTGCTTTCGCCATGGAGACTAGTTTCTACTCGTGAAATTTTTATCAAAGGTCGTAAGCAATTTGCTGTTGACACTCTTGGAATTTCCACACTAGATTATCTTGAACTGTATAAGAAGTTTACTTATACAAACCAAGAGAGTTATCGTCTTGATCATATTTGCAACGTAGAACTGGGTGAGAAGAAACTTGATCACTCTGAGTTCGATACGTTTAAAGAGTTCTATGAGAACGACTGGCAGAAGTTCATCGAGTACAACATCCATGACGTTCGTCTTGTGGATAAACTTGATGACAAGATGAAACTGATTGAACTGGCATACACCATGGCATACGATGCTAAGGTGAATTATGAAGATGTGTTTAGTCAAGTTCGCATGTGGGATAACTACATTTATTGCGAACTACTAAAGCGCAAGATTGCAATCCCTCCTAAGAAAGAGGCGACCAAAGATGCTAAGTATGCAGGTGCTTATGTCAAGGAACCGAAACCAGGATTCTATGATTGGGTGGTTAGTTTTGATCTCAACTCTCTGTACCCTCACCTTATTATGCAGTACAATATCTCGCCAGAGACACTCCAAGATGCCAGACATCCATCAGTCACCGTTGATAAAATACTTGAGAAACAGGTAGAGATTGACGGTGAGTTTTCTGTGTGTGCTAACGGCGCACAGTATCGTAAGGACAAGCATGGGTTTCTTCCTCAGATGATGAAGAAGATGTATGACAGTCGTGTCATCTTCAAGAAGAAGATGATCAAAGCAAAGCAACAGTATGAGAAAACTCCTACTGTAGAACTCATGAAAGAGATCGCCCGCTGTAACAATATTCAGATGGCAAAGAAGATCTCTTTGAACTCTGCTTATGGTGCTATCGGTAACGAACACTTCAGGTATTATCGTCTTGCTAATGCTGAAGCAATCACGCTGAGTGGTCAGGTTTCAATCCGTTGGATTGAAAACCGTATGAACGAATACCTAAATAAATTGCTCTCCACTGAAAAGGAGGATTATGTCATTGCATCCGACACTGACAGTATCTATCTTAACCTTGGACCTCTT